GTTTAGTTCAGAATTAATGCCCCTCACAATAAAATCCTGAAGAGCATTTTAATGTGAGCCTTCCCTCACGAAGTGGTGTAATATGGGGCACCTATAAAACGAAAGAATGAAAAATCTTCGCCTATAGCTAAGTCTTCAAGGAAATGAACTTCAGTAGGCGTTGTTGCAAAATCGAAACTAACAGAATAGTTCCTGAATACAGACTGCCACATCTGTCCTAAGGAAGTGCCCGAAGACACTCCAGTATCCAAAGAAGAAAATCCAAATAAATTATTGGAATAAAAGGGCAATTCTACCTCTATCCCTCCATTAGAATGGGGAACGTAAGTGACTAAGCCCTGATTTAAACTCTCTACACCAGAAGAGCTAACAGATATTGCCGGTGATGATGTGGTATCGGTGCTATTATCGAGATGAACTCGAACCAAATTATAAACATTATCACTTCCATCACAGTGCAATATAATCCTGCGTTTTAGGCCCCCTTTGTAGGCCAAATAAGCATACCTCAGATAAGAAAATAAACTCAGGGGACCAGAAGTAGACGACCCGTAAGAGGGTCTTATACCAGGTAATATGGGAAAAGTTATAGACACGCTGCCAGGAGTCTGTGGGGTTAGACCACTCCCACCATAATAACTTACTGGGGAATACCTCTTGAGTAGTGATCTAAACGAGGCTGGTTGCTCACCAAAATAATGATGAGATATAGCGGACATGTCAGCAGAGGAAGGAGCCAACTCTACGCAAGAGACCCCTTTAGGTTCCACTTTAGATCCAGTACCTGTCACCTGTCCACTCTCCAAGGTAATACGTTCTGCAGGATACTCATTTCCACGAAGCGCATTAAACTTGATGTTTTCGGATCGTGTGAACACATTAACCTGAATTGAGGAATCATCAGGAGATTGAAGTTCAGTAAACGGCATTACTGCAATGTAACCATTACTATACGCCCAATAGTCAACATTAGTAGGAGCGGTTAACCGAGGATTAGTAAAAGCAAGTTCACGTGTTTGTAACCAAGACCTATACGAATTCCACCGAACACATACTTCAATAGATTGTGTCTCCTGTAAATCAACCACCAACATATATTGTTTGTTAAACTCTGTGTCAGCATTAATCAAAGAATACTGCGAACCATTTGGCTCAAAGACTATTGCTACTTTACCTCTGTGATATGCGGAGCACACAAAGTCAAAGCGGTATATTATATCTCCTCTCCAGTACGAGAACGGTTGTGCTGCAAAGCATAAAGCTGTAGGCTGAAAATAGTGTCGTCCTAGAATGGTGGTAACAGTGCGGATGCCATCTTGAGGCATAACGCTGGTAAACCATATATTATTGGTCATGATTCCATCTGAAGGTGACCAAGTAAAAGTATCTATATAAGATTCCACATTGGTTATGTAATTTAAAAACATCTCGTCGGAGCTGTCTCCGAATAAACTGGGGTCAACGCTAACCTCTTGTTCAGGGTCAAAAGTGATTCGAAAAGCGGTGTCGCTGCCTATAGAATGAGCTCCATTGGTATAACCATTGTTTTTGACAAACGACGGTTCAGTTATAATTGAAGGTCGTGACCATCCAAAAACTGAAGATACTTTTGAGATAGCACCAAAAGCGACACTAGATATCTTAGCCACTTTACCTATGACAGGAACTTTTGTTAACATGTCACTTGCCTGTGCTATTTTAGATGAGATGACTTCTACCGGGCCAACCTTCCTTTCATCCTTGGAGACGGTTCCAGATTCCGTACTAATGGCTAACTGAGTCGCAGTAGGGCATCCCAATTCAACATCACAAAACCACGCATAAATCTGCATGGAAACATCAGAGGGAGACGTCGACACAGCTGAAATTTGATTCAGACTATAAACATACAACCTGCCAGCTTCTGCAAAGTCCTCATAAGGAGTAGATGATCCCACCGCAGTGTTCACAGCTGAGGTGTTATACAACTTAAAGGCGGGCTTGTAAGATATGAAAGGAATAGTTATTTCTACTGGTTGATTATCCCTAACGTCCATATACCATCTCTCCTTAGATTGAGAGAGGTAACACAACAAATGAGGTCTCAAAACCGGATTAATCGAAACGTCTGAGAGTAGATTCACAAGGGCGGAATTATAATCTGCGTAAGGTTGGTAAGAGAATAACAGTCTGCCATAGTGGAAAGGACTTCCAGAAATAGTAACACGTATGCAAACATTCCCTTTAAAATACGCGTAATTCCTAAACTTCGCCCTAACAGCGCTAGCTCGGGACACCACATCCCAAATATCGTAGGAATTATCAACTGAAGTCGAAACGGGTATTGTTATGTTCGCTATTTCTACAGGTCGAGAGAAAAACTTATCAGGAGAGAGCATAGTGCTAATACCAATATTATCAGTGAGAGGCTTGTTCATAGAGACTACTTCAAGAGGGTCACCAGTAACTTCTTGAAAGTTCTCGTCTTGCTCTTTAACATCAGAATCAACAGGTCCTCTATCTTGCTCACCAACCTCTCCGGACTCATACTGAACATTATTGAACTTCTTAGTAGATTCCAACAAATCACAAACATTCTTTGTAGCTCTCAAGTCATCTATAAAAGATAACAAAGCCACTTTGGTCTTAAATTCTACATTTTGATTGATTTTGGTTCGTGAAATGTAGGCTTTGTTCTTAGACAAAACCCTCATTGAATTTGGAAAAAGTGGGTCCATTTCTATTAGTAAGGTGCGTAACTTTGGTATGTAGATATCACAGATCTCAAGTAATTGTGCAATATCAGAAGATTCAGACAATGCATTGACACATGCCTTCACTTCTTTAGAAATTTTATTATGTATATTAGCTAGTGATTTATAAATCCCTAAACCCACCACTATATGGGAATAGTTACCACAACTTTGATAAGTGCTTTTATTTAGTGAGGCACAATTATCATGAGGGTAAACACCCCTCCTCAAAACCTCAAACGAGACACTATCAGGATCGCCCTGCGTTGCGGGACTTGACGAATCGAGTAGTAAAGGGAACATATGTTCTCTTATCTCGTCATATTGAGGGAACAATTTTAGATCGAGTTCGAGATCAAAAGCATCTTGGATGCAAGATATTGCAAATTGTCTAAATTCATTAAATTTTGGTTCTTCAAGATGCAGAAATGCCTCATACAGCATTGATGTAAAAGTAGATGTCAACTGGCTAAATTTAGTAGCAGAGTTGGATGGAATATACCATACCAAACTCTTGTTGATGGAATTAATATCCAGTTTTCCCACCCACTTATCTAAATCCTTCCTGTAACAAAAGGTTCGCTTGAGGAAAGTAGCTTCATGGACCTCAACATATTTGGGCATGTTACTATCTTTGCGAGGTGAAGTCATCTCCATATTGAATAACTCCTTGCAATATTTTTGGAGGATTTGTCCGTTAAAAGTCCGAATAATACTTCTAGATACAGTAGACTGAAAGTCATCTCCATACGTTTTGGGCTTTACTTTTTTGAAAAAGGTGTTAGGAGGGTGTTTTAACCAGTAATATACGTACATAAGTAAGAACATTAGCTTAAGACAGTTATCCTCTGCAGTAGCGTACTTACCAGAAGGCTGACGACCGACGAGTTCAAACAAATCCTTAAGCACTAAAACCCAAGGAAAGAGACTGTCATTGAGAATACCTGCAACGACTTTTAATGCATCGTCGTTATAACCAAAGTACACACAAAGATCATAAATGAGAGCGCAGGTTATACGAGATATGTCAAAAGGAACGGACGTGTCAAAAGCTTTGAAGTCTCCCTCAACGAAAAAGGGAGAATGATCTAGCAGGTCCCGTATCATTTTATCAAAACCCGTGTGACTGTTAATTCCTACAGCAGAACAGAATATATCACCAAACTCTATAAGGAGTGAATAAATAGGATAAAGAAACATTCTAGATAGAATGAGGGAGTCAACAGGGCCCATATAGAACATACGGGTCTTTCCTTCGAGACATTTCTCCAGAGGCCTGGGTTCATCCTTTAGTTGGGTGTCGTAGATGACATTACAATTATCTCCATTGAGGTATTTATCAATCATCTCATTAACACATCGTTTCAATTCGTCGGACATTTCTCTTGTAAGCTGACCTGCACTTTCACTAAATATAGGTAAGTGATCACTCTTTTTGCCCTTAAAACCGAAACCAGCTGAAGTTTGAGCGTTAATACGTCTTAGAAATGGATCGTCTTTACATCCATTTATGGCAGTCTCAAAATCAAGTGGACTAAGTTTTCTATGTGGGATGTTATAAACTATATGATTAAGGAATTCTCTCTTACAATTTAGTAAAATATCCCAGTCCAAACCGACCCTACTCGTGTTTAACTTTTTCAAATTAACGTTTATAGGGTTAATATATTCTCCATTATAGAACCTGGATTGCATTAGGGGTTGCGAATAGGAAGCATCAGGTCTCTTGCCGAAACATCTATATATTGCATCAGGGACGTGTTTGGAAAACGGAGTATGAATGAGTTTTGACTTGTTCTTGACCATAACGGGACCAGGTATTTTTCCGTAGTATTTCAAATTATGGAGATTTTCAAATCTTAGCGCACTCTTAGATATAGGATCACCTAGCTCCAAGTCAATATTCGTCGAAGAGCGAACTGGTATACCGTTAAGTCTTTCAAATGACTTGATATGATCAAGGATTTGATCAACTTTAAAGCCAGCCGCATACGCATAATGTGAATTATCGTTCCCTGCAAAATGTATCCCAGCCACACCATAGCCCTTCGGTAGAGCAACTATCAAAGGACTACCACAATCACCTTTACGATGGCCTGGTAGAGCATAAGTAAATATATTCTCGATAAGAGAAGTTCTATTAGCTTCTTTAATTGTAAACGGTGGATGCTTCTCATAAAAATGTTTCCAACCTTTAATACTACACTCACCTTTGTCAGGAACATCATCATAACTACGTAAGAATTTAGTAATATCCTTGAAACGCACACCACTAAGCTCTACTAATGATATATCATTTTCTAATTCAAACACTCTACTTCCAGTAATCAACGTTTCAATATAACTATCAAAGTCATATCTATTTCCCGTGTTGCTAACCCTTAAGGATATAGGCCTTTTATCGCGCAGTGCATGGGAATTAATTAAGGCTATATTACCCTTAATCCCAAGTATATGAGTTTCAAAGGGTTTTTCTCTATCTCCGAGATGTACGTATCTAATGTTAGAATCAATTAATGATCTAAACTCATCCAATGAATTATTGAAGACAGCTGGTTCGTAATGTCTATCATTCCAAACAGCATAATCCTTTGAGAAAATACGCTTGTAGGAAGATCCACAATGAAACATTTGCTCCTTATTTCGTAGTGCCAAATCGACTCCGTCCTCTGTAAAAAATGAAGATGCTTGAAAAGTGCCGCCATCTAATACATCTTCCTCAGTTTTGGAAGTAAATGTACTAGCAACTTTCTTGCCAACTTGATAGGCAGTATAAGAGGCTGCTATTGACGATAAAACACACAATATATTTTTCACCATCAGACCATGCACTTTCCAGAACTTTGAGACGTAAGGATTCATTGCAGATTTCGTGCAAAACAGTTTAGACTCTATATCATAAGTCCTACATGATATCTCAGCGTTAACCCACTCATCAATATAACTATATAACTTTGAAAAGACAAATTTAAGTATAAGTGAAAAAAGAATCAATACGAAAACTGTATAATACCAGGAGTTAAATAAAAAGAGTGCTGAGGTAAGTGTAAAACCGCCTAGAACCAATTTGTGAACGAGAGGAGAAATGTCTTTAGAAAAAAGTGTCCTACAAGCGCACAACAAAACGAGTACAAGCATATCAAAAGAACATTCCTTGAGAAGTCTGACATCATTCATAATGAATCTTCGGGAAAAAGAGTTAAAGAAAAAACCCTCATGACTAATAGAATTAGCCTTAAAGAAAGAATCGAAGTAACTATCACCACTTAATTTATCACTAAGTTCATTTTGCTTTGAAAAGTGGCTATCCATGATCTTAGTTAGCTCGTATACTAACTGTGATGAGGTGGCACATCTGAGAAGAGGTACGTATTCTGTCTCCTTGGCACTACACGCTCTATAAGTAAAAAGATCAAAGGAATAGATATCCAAGGGATCTACATCACTACCTATTTTTTCATGGTCAATAGATCCATTAGAGTGTGCATATTCTCGCTTAACTCTTACCTCCAAAAAATGGAATCTTCTCTTGAGAGCCGCTGGATTGGAAGTAGCTTCGTTAAGATTCAAATCAGGATTATTCGTATCAACAGTAATGTACTTAGAGTTAACGTATACTTTTCCTTTATCAGAAAATGCAAAATCTAACATCATTGGAACTCTATCCATAACTGAGTTTAACTCAACGAGCATAGGATCTCCTCTATTCTTTACTATATTTGAGGGTTCATTACCTAGCTCTGAATAATGAATGATGTTATGTGTCAACTCGTTAAAGCCTTCCCAATAATCGGAGCTCCTTACACGATAGAATACATTTCTTTTATTGTATTCCTGACCTTCCCTATATTGGAATAAGCGATGGAGCATATCTATGACAGTACTCTTACCGACTCCCGGAGCACCAAAAACAACGACTCCGAAAGGAAAATCTCTAACCATTGCCTTATATCGCGTTAAAACAGTCTCATATGATCGTTCCAATTCTTCAAGCTTCCTACGGAGATTCTTGTTAGATTCCTTAAATGAAAAAGATTTCTTTATGAGGTTGTTCGAGTCTCTTATAACCTGTTCACAATCACACAGGAAATTTTTATAACTCTCCCTGCCTTTATGACTGTCGTCACTAATAAGGTGCGGTTCTTTTTCAAGCAGATCGTTTATTCTTGAATATAGAGCTGAATAAGGATCAGTGGAGCGCAATGATTCACTTAGGGAAACGCCAGATATCAAATTCTCTCCAAAATGGAATATAGTTTCAATACAATGCAGAATATGGGTGAAAAGAGGGACTCCTGAAGTGGGAACCTCGCCGTGTGCAAAGTAACGTAAAAAGGAGGGCATCTTGTCCTTGCTAATAAAATCCAAGGTGCTAAGACATATTATGAATTCTTTAATTTTACGTGCAACAGAGGAATCAAAGAATACTTCAGCAGTTTCCCTCACACCTCTGATAGTGGATGAAATAGACTCATATTTAGGTTGAAAATTTGTATCAAAGGGCACGTTCCACTCACGCATCTTATTAAGTACATCGAAACCTGCCCAGACTCCAAATTTGTATATATCATTTTTCTCAATTAATAGCCCAAAAAGCACTCTAAACGATTGCATCATGAATCTATCATATAATCCATTAAAAGTATTGACCCAGAGCTGCAAGGCAGAAATCTTAGCTTGTGTATCAGTTAGGCTAGTATATATATGCCAAAATCTACAAAAGTCAGTGATTCGAATTAAACCTTGCTCTAAGCTTTTGGGGATAACTACCTCCTTAAAAGTAGCGTCAGGGAACAAACTAGTGAAGGACATATCCTCAGTAGGTATAGAATCAAAGATAGACTCATAAGATATCTCTTTACATTCATCTTCTAATTTGAAATTTTTATTTTGTTTCTTACTTTTCTTATTTTTATTTTGTTTTTTAGATTTTTTATTTTTATTTGATTTTGAATTTTTTGTATCAGGATGGGATATCTTTTTGTGATTTAAGTCCATAAAATATGCGCTAGGCTCTTCAAACTCAGTTTTAGAAGTATTACGAATAGTTCTACCACGTTGCTTATCACGAAGTTGCTTGTCACGCATTGCTTGTGATTTTTTCTTTTGGCCCAAATGAGCTTTCCTGTTATTTTGCGACAATGCGCGAGCAAGTGAAGAGATCACCATCATATCTTTATTACCCACAAGATGATTATCAATGATGTCGAATATATCATCATCACCCAAATAACCTCTCTCTATTAATAGCTCTCCCATTTGCTTGCCAAATAGGGTTGTAAAATTGTAATTTCTCCTCTTATACTTGAGAACAAAATATTGATGCACATCATCATTAATTCTTCCTGACTCATGAGAAACAGAGGAAAAATGAAAATTCTCGTAAAGCACTATGTAGAAATAAGCTACCAAGTTCAACACTAACAGAAAAATTGCTACCATAAAATGTGGAAGCACGGTCAAAAATGTAGAATATTGACTACGATATAGAGAGACTAAAAATACTATAGGGAAATGCTTCTTAATAGGAACGACTCCAGTGAGCAAAACGAAAAAGAGAAGCATAATCCAATTAATGCTCAGAATATTTACGTTGGTACTAAAAAATTTAGTATACCATCCGAAAAAACGATAGAGAAGCAGGGGCACCGTCTTACACTCTAATTGGAAATTTTTCAACACATTAAATTCACTTACAGCTTCAAACGCAAAAACGCTATTAACTGACATCGCACGCGGGGGCACCGTCTTACTGTCGGATGTTGTATCGGGTCCTGCACCTGGGAGAATTTCTGATACATCAAGAGCCGTCCTAGACTCAAGACAACGTCTATTCCCACGTCCCAAGTTTTGACTCTCGTCGTGACAGGGCCTTCGTCGTTCATATTTGTTGTTGTTCATCATATTATATTAAAATTTTAAAAAGGGGGTTGATTTTTAGAGACTTAATCTTGTCTAAGGAGTTTTACGGCGTCTTAGGCCGGGAGTCTAAGTTCCTCCGAACTGCCACATCCAAATAGGATGAGGTCTGGCTACGATTATACAGACTAGCCTATATCTGTAACGTACAAAATGAATGAAACCTTGGCAATACCACAGAGCTACATAAGATATGCCTGTGTGGATACTGCGAGGTCTCGAATAACATATCGAGAAAAGTAACTTAAAGCAGACCAATACCACAGAGCTACATACAAATGCCTGTGTGGACACTGGGATGCCTACAAAGAAATTTTCAAGGATATAACTCGAAAAAGTACAAGTACGTTGCATGCGTTAGCATGTCTAGAAAAGGCGTGCAATCGGACACGAAAGTGTCAGACTACAACAAATAGGAGTGGTGTAAACCAC